CTGGAAGAACTCGACCGGCTTCTCGTTCGAGTTGGCGAGCAGCGGATCGGAGACGTGCCAGCGCTTCCACGGGAAGAGGTCGTCACCCGACTCGAGCCCGGCCATGCGATCGTCGTTGACGACCACCTGGGGGCCACTGGCAATGCTCATGTTGTTCACGATCGCGCGCAGCGATGCGTTACAAACCTCCTGGAGGTCGGAGATCTGATCGGGCAGGGCGTTGCCGACCGGCGTGCCGGGCACCTTCTCCCAGGACGATATGAAGTACTTGTGGCGCCGGCGCGGGCTGACGCCGAGCTGCACCTTGATCAGGTACTGGCCGATCATCCACGCCTCGATCGCATAGTCGCGGATCGGATCGGGGATGTCGTCCTCGGTGAACCCGTACTCGAGCAGCATGCGGCCCTGGACGTTGCCGGTGTACTGCAGACACGAGATCATGCCCGATCGGTTGAACCAGGGATCCTCGCGGCTCTCGAGCGCCGCTCTGGGCCCCTCGGCCATATCCCATTCGAGTGACAGCCCGCCACGACCGTAGTTGTCGAGCACCGCGCGGATCGCTGCGTGGTCGAAGCCCTCGACATCCAAAAGGTCGTTGAGGTCGTTTCTCGTGAGGCGTGTGCGCTCGATGATCGCCGCGTCCTCGATGTCGGCGGCACCAGGCGTCCAGTAGAGATCGAACGGGCTGATCCGTTCCCACCACAGCTTGGGCTTGCGGCTCATCACCGGCCGGCCGGTCGCCCAGTCGACCTGGAACACCATTCGGACGGATGGGCCCTTCAGCACGACATACGGGAAGAGGGGGACATCCACGAGCACGTCGGCCAGGGCACCGTAGAAATTACCCTCGGTTAAAAGCTCGTCGAGCTTGTCCTCGGCCAAGGTGGTCTTCTGCTCGGCCATCTTCTTGGCGGCGGTGCGCGCCTGGGCAACCAGGCCCCACAGCCGCTCGCGGATCTGCTGCGGCGTGATGTTCATGCCGATCGAAGCGGCGTCCTGGAGCTCGGAGGCGCTGAGCTGCCGGATGGCGTCCATGACGTCGTCCGGGATCGGCGGATCAGCCTCGGGCTCGAGCCCCCACGCTCGTTCAGCTCCTAAGTAAACATCGCGCAAGAGCGCGCTGGCACCGCGGCACTTGGCGGCGATCACGCGGGCGTAGACCTCGGAGCCGCCGAAGCGACGGATCTCGGCCAGTTTCGCCGGGTCGTACTGGCCATTGAAGGTCCGCATCGCCGCCATCAGCCGCTCGGACCAGCCGGTCGCACCGTCGCGATGGCGCTTGAACGTGTCCCATTCGTTGCGAATGAAGCCGAGCAGGCCGCTGTACGGCGTGTTGGCGGCCTGGTCCTGGGCCGCCTTCATCGCCGCTTCGTCGGCCAGGGCGCGGGCCTCGAGCTCGTCGTTGGTGACGACGCGCAGCGATGTTGGATAGCGCTGCTGGAGCGCTGCGCCGGTCGCAGTCGCCTGCGACCCCGGTGGCTGCAGCGCCTGCGGATCGACCGGCAGCGGTGGGCCAAGGGCCATGCGGTTCCCCGAAATTTTCTGGTTTATAGTAGTTTCGTAGCGAAACCGCCACAAGACATGGAGATGACGGCCATGAGTACCATCTCGCTGGGCCGCGAGGTCATCCGCGCACGCGAACTGAATGAGGTCGATCTGAGCCGCCTGGCGCGCGAGATCGCCCGCGATCTGAAGCCGCTCGAGATGATCCTGAAGGATCTGCAGATCACGTCGGAGCAGTTCGAGCGCATCCAGTCGAACCCGATCTTCACGACCCGGCTGGGCGAGGAAGCGGCGGTGTGGGGCGCCTCGACCCGGGCCAACGTGCGCGAGCGGGTCAGCATCAAGGCGGCGACGATGATCGAGGAGCTGCTGATCGAAGCGGTCGGCATCGTCCAGGATCCTGAGATCCCGGGCGCCGCCCGCATTCAGGCCCTGCAGTTCCTCGCCAAGATGGGCGAGCTCGGCGAGAAGGCCGATGTCAGAGACGACGGCAGTGGGCGGGTCACCATCAACATCAACCTGGGCGCCGAGAAGCTGCGCTTCGACAAGGACGCGCCAACGCTCGATCAACGAGCGGTAACAGATGTCGAGGAGCAAGCGTGAGCATTACGCTGGACTTCACGCCGCCCCCGACGGGGGCGTCCTTCATGCTCAGCGACTCGTTCTACCGCATGATCCTGGGGCCACTGGGCAGCGGCAAGACCACAACCGTGCTGTTCGAGCTGCTCAGGCGAGCCTGTGAGCAGCGACCTGGCCTGGATGGGGTGAGAAGGACGAGGTTCGCTCTTCTCCGGCAAACTTTGAATCAGCTGAAGCAGACCGTGCTGAAGGATATCGTGCAGTGGTTCGGGCAATTGTGCGACTGGCGGGTGTCGGAGAGCACCGTGTGGTTCCGCTTCGGCGACGTCGTGTCGGAATGGATCCTGCTGCCGCTCGAGACGCCCGAGGACCAGAAGCGCATCCTGTCGATGAACCTCACCGGCGCGTTCGTCTCGGAAGCGATCGAGATCGACTTCGACCTGATGGTCGCCATCGCCGGCCGCTGCGGCCGCTATCCGAGCGCCGCCGACGGCGGCGCATCGTGGTACGGCGTCGTGCTCGACAGCAACATGCCGACCGAGGGCACGCCGTGGCAGATGGCGGTGGCCACTCCTCCGCCCGGCTGGCAAGTCTTCGTGCAGCCGTCAGGTTTGTCGCCACAAGCAGAGAACCTGAATTGGCTGCTGCAAACGCCAGAGACCATCAAGCTGCCGATCGACCATCCGACCAGGCTGGAGAAGGGCCGCGAGTATTATGCACGACTCTCAACGTCGACTAACCCGGCGTGGGTCAAGCGCTACGTCATGGCTGAGTTTGGGCCGGACCCTTCGGGTGCTGCAGTTTACGCCGGCATGTTCTTCACCGCCTTCCACTGCCGCGACGAGCTTTTAGTCATCCCTGGTGCCCCGCTTCTTATTGGCTTGGATCTCGGTCGGGATCCGTGGGCGGTGATCGGTCAGCTCGACTCGCAATCACGCCTCCTGGTGCACGAGGAAATCAGCGCCGACGACATCGGCTTGAGACTGCAATTGCCGCGCGTCCGCCAGATCGTGTCGCAGGCGATCTACGTCGCCTGCCCGGTGTGCATCATCTTCGACCCGGCCGGCATGGCCAAAAGCCAGCACGACGAGATGACGTCGTTCGATGTCATCCGGTCGTACGGCTTCATGGCGTTGGCGGCGCCGTCGAACCGCCTGGCGCCACGATTGAACGCGGTCGAGCGCTTCCTGACCGAGGCACGGGCCGGCACGGCGGCAATGCTGATCAACCGGGCGAAGTGCCCGACGCTCGTGACGGCGCTGAACGGCGGCTACCGCTTCAAGTACAACACCATCGGCGAAGCGCAGCCGGCACCGGAGAAGAACAAATACTCCCACGTCGCCGACGCGCACCAGTATCTCTGCCAGGGCGCGTCGGGCGGCACCGCGGCGGCGATCGCGCGACGGATCACCAGGGCACGGGCCAAGGAGAGCGGACAATTGCGCCGGCCCAGGGTCAGCAGCGCGGGCTGGACCTGACTCTCATCCGATTCCAAATCGAGTCCGATGCCGTATATCGCCGAGCGCCAGGGCGGCGACAATGTCCGGTGGCCGCCCGAGCTCGAGGCGTTGCATGCGCTGATGCGCCAGGCCGAGATCGTCGCCAACGGCTACATCGACTGTGGAACGCACTACGAATTCATCGGCCAGACCGAGGATCTCGAGCTCTTGATGGTGCGGTTGCGGGAAGTCGATAAGCTTTTGTCAATTAGACAGAAAGCTTGAGAGCGGAATCCAGATTTTTTTGATGGAAAAGGGCTGGGTGGTGGGCCGGCCCCCTCGGCCATCTCCCCGGTAGGGGTCCAGCTGCCTCGAGGCTGCCCGCTGCGCCAGGCCGCCGCGTGCGCTGCCGCCGCCCTGGCCGCGATCGAAAAAGCTTTCTACTTGACATTACCGGCCGGCCGCACTAGGTTGTGTCCATCGCAATCACGCGACACGGAAGGCAGCAAGGTATGACGTTTATCGCAACCCATTTCAGCAACAAGCGCGGCATTGTCACCGTCCGGGTCGAAGCCCACTCCGAGAACGAGGCTCGCCAGATTGCAGCGAAGCGTTTTGGCATTCGCGCCCATATCTACCGAATCGAGATTAAAGCGGAACCTAGTGAGCTAGACCAATGACCTATCCGAATCCAGATGATCGTTTCGTTATCGTTCTGAGCCAAGCGCCGCGCGCGTTCAATGTGAGTATGCGCAAGGTTGGTGGCGTTCGCTTTCTTAAGCTTGGACGCTTGTGCTTTTCGTTCTGTGTCACGCGGGAATTCCGCCCCATTGGAGGCTAATCAGATGTTTCGTGTAACTTACGATATCGTGACCTACGAATCCGCTGAACATGGTGACACTGCCGAGGCTGGCTTTGTTCAACCTGGAGGCTGGCATACCGAAGACAGCGAAAGCTTAAGCTTGCGCGAGGCTGCCAACCTAGTTGGTAACCTGGAGGATAGCGGCTCATGGTTTACTGAAATCGATGGTACCGAAGACTATCGGACCGGCGCAGTAGAACGGCGCAGCCTACATCCTCCGCGAAACATCACGACGGCCAGTTACGCGCGCTTAAAGCGCGTCTTGGGAATCCGTTAAAAATTGCTACTTGACAAACCGCGGACTGCATACTACGTTGCAGTCCGATCAACACCACAACCCTAGGTTAACTAACCATGTCACGTTTCAAGCTCCTCACTGTCGGCAACCCTAAGATCGAAAAGAGTGTTGCCTTTGGCTACCTCACTGCCGTGCTTCATTTGGCGCCCGCGAAACTGTCAGGCTATGAAGTGTGCGCCAAGCGGACGGAAGGTTGCACGAATGCGTGCCTTAACGTTGCTGGACGCGGCGGTATCGCGCTAGGTGGACTCCTCACCTACGAGGTATTGATGGCAGGCGAGCGGACTAACGCTATCCAGCTGGCACGCGTGCGCAAGACGAAGCTTTACTTTGAGAACCGCGACGCGTTTATGCGCCTACTCGTGAAAGAGATTCGGCGGTTCGAATTGTTCGCGGCCAGCCTGGGATTAAAGCCGGCTATCCGCTTGAACGGTACCAGCGATATCCCGTTTGAACGGGTCAAGACTCCCATGGGCAACGCGAACGTGATGGTCGCTTTCCCTGACATCCAGTTTTATGACTATACCAAGCGCGCAAACCGCAAAGATTTGCCGCGCAACTATAGCCTGACGTTTTCGCTAGCGGACGGTAACGATAGCGACGCAATCGCGGCATTGTGGAATGGTATGAACGTCGCGGCGGTATTCCATAAGGTACCGTCCAGGTACCTGGACGTGGACGTGATCAATGGCGACGAACACGATCTGCGGTTTCTCGATCCGCGCGGCGTCATTGCCGGGCTTAAGGCTAAAGGTCATGCCAAAAAGGATTTCACCAGCGGGTTTGTGAGGTAACCAATGGAAAGCAAAACCGAGCACATGCGGCGTATGAGACTACGCGTCAAGTATTGGCGGGTCACGCCGGACAGCGAACCGTTGTTCAAACTAGGAAAGGTGGACGTTGTGTGTAACGAGCAAGAACCAAGCGACTACGATATGGATATTCCCGCCGTTGCAGCGGCCGCGCGCGCCATGCTGGCAGCGCTTGAACTGGCATTACCCTACGTGCGAGAGACCCTCGAGTCCGATATTATAAACGATTGCGAAGATGAGAGCACAGCGCGCGTCGATATGGTCGCAGTATTGGAAGCGATCGCGCAAGCGAAAGCGGCCGGCATCGTGGAGGAAGGCAAATGACAACGCTCGCCCAAAAGCTCGAGCTCGCCGCGGTCAAGTATGACGCGCGAATCCTGAAGCGCCATCTGCGCAATGCGAAGGTTTACCATAACCCGTACGCGCTAGGCCTGTATCGTGCCAGGATCGTAGAGGTATTGGCCGACGTGGAACGGGGAGCCTCACCGCGCGAGGCGATCGTGGCAGGCTTTGAAGGCACGCTACGGCAGGCCATGCTGAGAGCCTGCGGCTTCCCTGCCGATTGGTCGGACAACCTTAGCCTGACCTATAAACCCGTCATGCCGGGGCGCAAACTATAGGCTTTGAAAGCTATAATGCATGGGCTTTAATGAGCTTTAAGCTTAAAGCCTGAGCCTGGCCGCGCACGCAAAAACGGCCAGGATTTGAGCGTAATCCTAGCCGATGTGAGGCGAAGCTTGGCACGACCTGGGCGGGCTGTCAAATCGGCCACTGCGGTTATGGGCCTGCATTCCCCCGGACCTGGGCGCCGATCGCCGGCGCCGAGCTCCGGCATCACAAAAGTTTCGTGTTGTGTGTATTTCGAACCGGTTGTGGGTGCGTTTAGTTGAAATTTGCATTTTTGGTAATTAATAATGCAAATTTGCATTTTTGGCAATTAATAATGCAAATAGGCCCCCAAATCGACCGCAAAACATGAACGGGGACAGAACGATCGATAGGTATCGATTAGGATGTCTATTAAAAACTGGGGTGATAATGGACAAAAAAGCCCTGTTTTATCTCTCTGACTCTCAGACAGAATTAATTACAGCAGTTTTTTATCGATCAATCGACGGGATTCTGACATACACCCTTTACGCCCGAGGCTCCGAGACTGTGGCTAGACTGTTGTACATTGTGGAAACTTAAAGAGAATGTACAACAGTCTAGCCACAGTCTCTCTCTCTAGAAAAACCGTGTACGTGTACCTCAGAATCCCGTCGATTGGTCGATTAGTAGAAATATCGTTGCCCATCAAGGGCTTGACCCCCCTTCCAATCGACAGCCAGGATCGCCAAACCGATCGACGAAATAAAATTACTACCACATGCTGAACTATTGACTGTGGCTAGCCTGGGGCTAGACTGGTGTGACGTAGATAGGAGCATTGAACATGGCAAAGCG